CCGCTTCTGTTCTGTATAATTTACAAATAACAATGAATCGAGACTGGCTGGCCTCGATAATCTCTGTTTCCAATCTTCCATCTGGGAACTCCTTCCACCATTTGTGTAATCTTTCATCGACTGTTTCATATTGACTTAAATCAAACGCCATCTTTCCACACTCCATCCTGATCCTGCATCGCTTCAGTTATTGTTTTAGCAATAGCAATGTATCCAAGCGCATCGGTGTAATTGTCATCGACTCGTGGATCTTCAGCTTGTCTGCTGATTTTGACCAGGCACATACATATTGCAACCTCATTCGGTTGTATTGGATAGCCAAGGTAAGCTGACCAGAGTTCGGCAATTCGCTTATGGTTTCCGATTGGGTGGCCATAATCAGCGCCCCTACTATGCAAGGTGTCAATGACGTCTGCAAAGAGTTGCTCAGTTCTTGTCATAGTCAAACACCTCATCGGTTTTAACTTTGTTATCGATCATTCTGCGATGCATATCCCAGCCATCCTTGCGACCAATCCAGTAGTAACGATTCTGTGCGTTAGTTTTAATTTCGTTAAATATCCAGGCAATTACAATTAGGCCAACTATTCCATACATCAATACATAGCCTAAATCTTTTAAATCAGCATAAAGGTTCATACTGACACCGCCACTTTGTCAGCGTAAGCAATTTTCCAATCAAAATTATTTGCATCATCTATTGCATAACCTGCGTTAATTCGATCTTTATGTATTTCAGCTGCTCTATGACCAGAAGGTCTGACACAGGATGCACCAGGTTTAGCTGAGCAACTTGGACATTCTAGAGATCGTGGACAAACATCACCACGTGATACACCTTTACACCATTCGCACTTTACTTCGTTATACATTTATAGCCCTAACTGTCCGCATACTTTGCGGTACGGGCATAGTGTTGCATTTGTGTACGACTTTGTGGATTGTTTTGGGCCAGACTTAGATAACGTTTTGGTAACGATTTATTTGTAAAGTTTGCCCTCAAATATGAAACTGCCATCAGGCTGAATAGGGATAGTAACCACCTGGACTTTACGCTCATGTACATAGGCGACTGCAAAGCCTGTTTGCCAGTTTGCATACCCTCTAGTGTACGCCATGCCTGTTGAACTGAGATCAACCAACATGCCGACCTCTACTCCCCATACAGTACGCCCTAATTTGCCCCTAGATGCCTCTGTGAAGGCCGACTGGCCTAGTCTATGGGTGTGCCCACATACCACGCTCTTTCCATGCCTTCTAGCCCCATTTAAGGCTGTTTGTCCTGGAATTTGGCTAAGCGGGAAAGTATCACCATGCACTGCTATCCAGCCAGGTGCCCAGTCTATGCCGTGGGGACTGAATTTAATTTGTAATTTGTCATAGCCCATGAATCGCTCGTATTGCATCTCTGGCAGATTTAAGAAGCTAGGCAAACGCTTCTTGATTGATCGATAAAGTCTAATGCCGTGATTGCTACCGACCACATCTGTAACGCCTAGATAGGTTAATACTTCTTGTGTAAGTTGCCGATCATCATCTATGTTACCGACCATCTCATCAATAGTGCCAGCATTAAAACCGCCAAGCTGTGGGAGATCAATTTCATCTCCGATACAAATAGTGCGATGCGGATTCCATTTGCTTAAAAAACGGCCTACAGATTTTGTTGCCTTCTCATTAAAGAAGGGTACTTGGAGATCACTGATAAACGCTATGCGCTTAATCTTCATCCTCATCTGGAGTAGGAATAGTTGGAATAATGCCATTGTCGCCTACTACCCAGTCGGGCATAGATGATGGACTATCCATTAAATACAAACATACAGATTCTGAGAATCCAGCTTTACGTGCAGCCTTAAACATCTCATGCTTAGCAATATAAAACACTTCTAGCTTAGACAAAGGGTCGGGTGATTTACGTACCACACGCCTGTTAATTTTTTTCCGTTTACGAGTGCTAGCCATAATTAAAATTATCGCTTACTAATTAAAACAAAGAGATCATCGACACGCTGTTCTAGTTTCAAACTTCTTGCATCAATTCGATCAACAGCGTCTTTCATCGAGCTGCCAGAATTAGGGCGTAACTCATTTAACCAGCCTTTAACTAAAAAACGTAATCCGACTAGCCCGCCTGATAGCACGGCCATAACGCCAGCGCCAAAGCCAGCCCATTCTGTAGGTGTCATGTTTCATTAGCACCGATGCCATAAGCATTATCGGATTTGTCTAAAGCCCTAACCGCTGGGCCTGCTAGAGCTGAGATAACTACAGCTACAACAGGATCTAATCCCAGTTCATTACTTGTTAAGAATGTTAAGAATGAAACCAATACGCCACGTGCGTATGACTTCAGCACTGCCTGTTGCTTCTTGCTTATCTTCATATCTTGCCCCCTATTAGTGGTATATCGAATGGCGTGCCATTTAGATCGCCTAGTGTTGTAAAGCTGATATGTATGTGCTTCTTATGTGGGTTGATGCCTTTGTACTTACGCCATTTCCAATTTAATATCTTTGAGCATATTCTCCCGTTAAAGATGACGTATGATATGCGTGGATCCGATTTGGCTGCGATTCTGATCTGGTCAGCCAGATAAGGTGCGAGGCTGTCGGATGGCTCCAGCCCAGAATCAATATCAATTGCTCGTACATATCCGAACTCGTCTGGATTATGATCTGATTTTCTGGCGGAGTGACGGCTATCGCCCACCCACCCATCACTGGCAGTACGCCTATCTGGAAACCACGTATCAACTTGATCCCTTAACTGCACACCAGCTGCACATAATTTAGGATGCATTAGCCAAGTATGGTTTGCAGCTCATCAGCACTTAAACCAATACGATCTAAAATTGCTTGTTTAGTTGCTGCCTTTAGTTCAGTATCTTTTGCTAAGTCGGCTTCATAAGTAATCCAAGCCTCTTGAATTTCTTTCCAGGTTGGTTTCGATCGCTCATCTTGCCAATTTAAATTATCAAATTGTTCTTTAGAGTTTTCGTCTGTCAAGCCAAAATATTGAGCATTTAAGTAGATTTTTTCTATTGCTAATGCTAAATCCATAAGTTATCCCACCTTTACTAATGTTATTTGTGCGTAAATTTCGCTGTAGCCTAAACCGCCGCCTACACCAAAACCAGAAGTATTTTTAGTAACTGCGCCGTAGTGTTGTAATTCAAATACTTTGCTTGCAGCAATAGTAAATGTGCAACTCAAAGAAGCGTTCATCATAAAATCCGTTGTATATAAACCATAAGAGTTTGTGCCAACTGCAACTTGTGAGCTATCTGTAATGTTATACCATCTTAAATTATTGCTACTTGTCTGAAATGATGGTGCGCTAGCTTGTAGAAAATATGTGCCAGCAGGTAATGTAACTTGGCTAGATGATAAAGATGCGCCAGTAATTGTATTTTGTACTGTTGTATTTAAAGTTCTAGTACGCCATCCGCCTGATGTAAATGTACCAGCATCAGTTCCACTAGATTTTGCATCGTGGAGTGAAAATACTTGCAAGGCTGAAGACCCGCCACTAACGGCAGTCCAGGCTGTACCACTATAATATTCAAGAGAATTTGTGTCTTTTAAATACGACATATTACCTTCTTGTGGTGATGCTACTGCAGAAGTTCTTGCAGCGGCACTGGCAAACACCCACACGCCTTGCATTAAATAGCCATCAACATCGGCTGCGGTTAATACCTCACCTGTAACAAAGTCTTTAAATCCTAATCCAGCGGCCATTATTTCTCCTTAGTAACTGAGCACATTATAGTCTAAAGTGCCGTATATATTGTTATTTAGAATCAGTGCATCGATGACTGGTTCAAGGGTCGTAAAGAAGACCCTAAAGCTGTTAGGTGTAATAGTGTTGGCTACTCCAAAGATTTGCAGTGTTTTGTCTAGGGTAGATCCACCTGGCTGAGTAGTAATTACTCGGATCGGATCAAAAAAATCTAGCTCTAAAGCTGCAAGAATGCCTGAGTTGTAATTGGTGGTGTATAAATCCAATTCAATGCCATCGCATCGCACGCTGGTTTCAGCACGGCTGGCTACATAAGCCTGGGCGTAATCTAGGGCTACAGCATCGGTCTGCATTAGTAGATCCTGCAGGTTATAACTGTGGATAAAATACTTGTCAATAGATGCCTGGTTGACGGCTGTCTGTGGTGAGCCACCTGTACGGCTGATCTGGGCTGAATTGAAGATCAAGTCATCATCTAATTTCCAGTTGGCGTTAGCGTATGCAATACCTGTGCCATCATCGTTGAATGTAGTTACTGTGCCACCGATTGATCCTGCAGTCACCGCTCTATCTTGAAATACAAACTCTCCGTCTGTGTTTACATATAGCGCCCCATATTCGGATGTGGCAACAGTAGTCATAGCATCAAGGGAAGTACGTGCTGTGCCAGGATCTGCCTGCATAGTAGTCAAACCTGCATCAACATCACGCATAGTTGCTGGCCAGTCGATCTGATCTAATATCTGGTTAATTCTTGTGCCTGATAAATTGCCAGCACTAGCACCTGTCACTGTTGAAATCTGTGCGTTTTGTGCAAGTCTAAAAGCATCTACAGCTTGTATGGTTGTATAGGCAACCTCTGTTGCATCTTTGGGTTGAGTGTTTACGTAGGAAGTAATAAACCCAGAAAACAGGCTATAAGTATTACCATTATAGGTAGCAGAGATTTGCACCTTCTTCATTGGTGTCAGCAATTCGTAATATGGCCCTGAAGGGTTAGTCGGGTTAAAATCTCCGTTTTGATCTACAATACGTAAAGTAAGTCGGCCTGTTTGAAATTGATCTACCAAAGCATCACGGCCTCGGCTAGTTTGTATGTAGTTAATTTGATCTGATACATCAACAATTACAGCAGTAGAATCTGCTAATACGTTTACGTCTAATATGCCTGTTCCTAATATCATCGCCTGAGCAAAACTAGGCCCAGTAGAAAAGTTAATTATTGCATTGATTGTTGGTACGGCCATTAGTTGAGAGATCCCGCTGGTAGTAATTTATTGCCCGACTTTAATAACTGCAATACGTTTTGCTGAATCACAGCTTCTAATTGCTGATCGGTAACTATTGTGCCTGCGTTTACAACTACTGTGGCTGAAGTTTGTTGATTAGTTGCAGCGGCAACGGCCTGTTGATTAGTTGCACCTTGTGGCAGTCTGGCAAACTCGTTTGGTGCTATTTGATTACGAGCTCTAGCAGTCATCTCACCTAAAGCGTTAAACAGGGCAGGGCCAAAATTTGTAAGCGCATTAGCGGCCGTGCCTGCAGCTGTAGCCAGGGCATCAATAGATGCTTTAGCGCCTAGTTCAGCATTTAATTTCTTAGCCAACGCTTCATTATTATCTAGGATTGCTAACTGTGCTTTTAGCCGTAATTTAGTTTCTTCATCAGTAGCCTGGTTAAGCGCCAAAGTTAATCCTATGCGCTCTAAATCAAACTTATCCTTTAATTTGTCTAGCTCTGTTTTTGCTTTTAACGCAGCGTTTTCTGCTGCTCGCAACTTATTAGCGTCTTTAATTCTTTTATTTTCGGTAGCCCTAGCAATATCAGCGCCAGCGCTAGATCCCAAACTATAACTAAAATTAGATTTAGGTTTAGTTGCCTCACTAGCACCAAAAGATGCTAGCTTGGCTATTAAAGAATTGTTATAGACAAACGCAATAACTTTATCTAGTTTTAATTTAGAGAATATAGCTGAACTAATACTGATAAGTCGGCCGTATATAGAACTCAAACCAATTACTACGTTTGCAATAGTTGTAGCCACTTTTTCCATAGCCGTACCAAGTGAAGCTATATTTTGATCTTTGCCAATCATACTTAAAGAATCTAGT